GCTTCCCTGCAACTCCCAGTTTGCAGACCAAGAGTCTTGTATGGGAAACCTCGATATTCAGACAGGAATTTGCCAAGCAGGTTCCACGGTTTACGTTGTTAATCTTCAACAGAGTAACGTAGATAACTATAGAACCCAAGGACTTATTACTATTGGGTATGAAACACGGCTTATCATAAGTTCCACAGGATTCACTGTAACCGTAGCATATCCGTTTGTAAACATTCCAACGGGAAACTACAGTGTTCAAAGTGGCTGCGATAAAAGTGATGCTATGTGTGCAATTCATGGACAACAAATAAATTATTCTGGATTCAAAAATGTTCCATTTGAAATATCAGTGAAAAGCTAGGAGGTGAAATATTACGTCAAAATCTACAGGAAAAATCGTGCTTTCCCTTGGTTTTGCAGCATTCGGTTTTATGAATCCTGCAGCACTTGGATTTTCAGCCACCGCACATCTTGGAGCTGCCCTAGCTGGGTTATCACTCGGAAGTACTGTTTGGCAAGCCACTCATAAACCCGCAGAGGCAGATAGTACATCTCGTTTTGATGTCTTCGCAAACACCGTATCCTCTGACGTTCGTATTCCAGTAATCTATGGAACTCGCAAGTGGGCAGGTGCAGTTTCCTATCATATGCCTAGTGCAAACGGTAAGAATTTAGATAAAGACATTATTATTGCCGAGGGTCCAATCCAAGGAATCTATGGAGTGTCTGCGAATGAACTTAGTATCAGCAGTACATCACTAACTGGGTGGGAAGCTGTACTCTCTACAGGAAGCATAGGGAAATTACACGGTATCCATACTTATCCAATTAAAGATACCCATGTGTTTTCCCTAGTTAATCTAAAGTACTCTGATGCAACTATTGAGATAGTCAATGGTGGACCTACAGGAAACGATAAGACGCTGACGCTATATGCTAATGGTAAGACTACGAATATTCTCTTGCAGCATCCTAGTGATTTACATGATATTCAAGATAATGACTTTAGTTGCTATATTTATAAACTCATAAACTACATCAGTGGAATTGGATATAGTACTACTCTGGATACTGAGGGTTGGCTGGTGGTTAACGCAAGTATTACTACAGATCCTCCAGAAAACATTGGGATCATAAATACTATTGGATGCTACAATGCACCCATCTCAGTAGGCATAGGAACTATGGCATCTGCAAGCAGTCACTATGATTTACACTTAGGAGCAACTACAGATTCACCACCAGACAATTATTTAAAAGTCGGTGGATATAGAAACATGGCATGGCTGAGGGCAAAGCTAGTACAATCCGATGCATTACAAGGTGGTTCCCCAAATATTACCTATATTTGCCAAGGAATGCAGATACTTGATACTCGCACAGGAGTCATCGGTTATTCTGAAAACCCTGCAATGATCGTAAGAAATTACTTACTTTCCAAACGATATGGCTGTGGACACTTCGTCTCTTTGGCAGAACTTGATGAAGATGCATTTAAGGAAGCTGCGGATTACTGTGATGAACTAGTGACTTTTGTAGACCACAATGGAAACACAATAACAGAACCACGGTATACTCTAAATATCATCATTGACCAGAAGAAGAAACACATAGAAATTCTACAGGATATGTTTGCAAACTTTGGTGGGTACTTAGTCTTCACTAACAATCACATAGGACTCAGAGTCGAACGCAGCACCCCAGTTTCTTATGCATTCACTGATGACACAATAGTCGCAGACTCTATAGTTTACTCAGGAGCCTCCACAGATCAACTCCCTAATCGTTACAATATTACTTATAATGATCCTAACCAAAACTGGACAGGAATCAAGTGTATCGTGGAAGATACTGTGGGGCAGCAGTCATATCCAGTAGGCAGAGGTAAGATTATTCCATTAGACGTAGCATTGGCAGGATGTACTCGGCAATCCCAAGCATCAAGATTAGGTAGACTTATGAGAGACATTGCAATCCTTTGTCCTCTAAGAGTACAGTTTAAAACAAGCACTATGGCTATGCACCTTGAACCTGGGGATGTTGTGACGATTACTAAGAATCTCATTGTGAACGGAGTTTCCCAAATCCTATTCCAAGATATGCCATTCCGCATCATGGAAATCTCGAATAACAAAGGCATCTATACAATCAAAGGACAGCAATATAATGACTCGGTTTACAATGACTCCTTAGGTGCAAAGATTGTAGTTAAGAATTATGTTCAAATTGCATCTCCAGTAAGTGACCCAGTTCCCAATGTCACCAACCTCGATATATTAGAATCCTTTAGAGATATTGGCAATGGTATCATCACCACAGATGCAGAGATTACTTGGTCTCACATAGACACCTTCTACCGAGAGGCTGAAGTCTATGTCCTCTCCGACAATCCAACATGGGATGAGATAGAAGTTAGTACGGATGACTTAGACGGAACTTGGGAATCTTTGGGACAAAGCAGTGGAGTCTGGAAGTTAGTAGGCAAGGGGTACGATAGACTCTTTATGACTAACTTAGTTAAAGGAATAAAGTATACATTCAAGATAGTCGATGTAAATACTATGAATAGGAAGGCAAACTTTGATGGTGCTCCTGCAATTGAGGTAATTATTAAGAGTAAAACCTATACTCCCAGCACCCCTACAGGACTAACCGTAAACATCACTGATAAATGCGAATGGCACTGGAATAACCTAGACCTAGATTGCGATTTTGCAGAACTGCGCACGGATACCAACACAGGTAATATTATAGGACTCCTTGCTAAAACATCGTCTACCAAAGCAATTGCTACCCCTCCCACACGTCATGGGTTGGTTTATTTGTATGCTCATAATAAAGGTGATTACTATAGTGACCCTTGCGTATATGAGTATAACCAACCTGCTCCTATAGCTCCTACGAATGTAGAGTATAAACTATTATTCCAAGGAATCCAAGTGACAACTGAAGCATTGCCGTCCTACTCCCTCGGTATCAACGTTCATGCCAATGATGGCACAGGAGACAAAGTATTCTTCTCTCCTAATAATACTTTTAAAGTCCCATCTACTGGTGGAATATTTGATATGAGAGTTGGATTTGTAGATATTTTTGGTGAAGGATTGCTGTCGCAAGTAGTTGAGGTGGTGCTTAAGGCCACAATGGATCCTGCATTGTTAGCTGCGGAATCGTTATCACTGGATAAGATGGATGTAAGAATCAATGAAACCATCGCAAAAGGCGAAATCGGCTATGACAATTCAGTGAACATTATTAGTGAGCTAGGGAAGGACATTAAGGATTGTGGATACACTGCAATTGCTCGGGCTTCCGATGCGATACAACTAAGGGCAAAATCTGCGGAATTACTAAGTCTCATCAATGTATGTCCAGAGGCAATCACCATTAAGAGTTCCTTAGTACATATTACAGGAGATACTTTGTTTGATAATAATGTAATTGTTAATGGAATGCTGTCTGCTAATTCGGTGACAACAAGTAAATTAATAGCAGGCATTGGAATAACTTCTCCAACTATCACAGGTGGAACAATAATAGGTGGCAGAATACAAAATGCTGGAAACACAGCCTACATTGATGGCAATGGTAATATCCATGGTGTTAATATTACAGGTGCTACGATTGATGCGGGTTCGGTATATTCTGCGGGATACCAAATTAAGGCTAGTGTAACTATTAGAGGTTCTGTAGCCAATGGTGGGTATATCCCTTTGCCTGATGGATTTGTTGATTCACAATGTACTTGGGGTTCTATGGGATTGGTAAATAACTATGGCGATATTACTACTGCAACTATTTATGCAAATAGGTATGTTACGGCAGTCTCCAGAGATAGTGTTACTGGACAAACGTGGTCGGATTCCTTAAATTATTGGTGTACAGGGGTGAGGTAATTTTGTTTTATATTATTAAAGATAGTAAGGTTATATCTATTTGTGACTTTAAACCTTCTATTGAAGATTTGGCAACTAGGGACGAAATAAGCATTGAGTGTGATGAGACTGTAGGTATTGGTTGGACATATAATGGGTCAAAGTTTTCCCCACCAATTCCTATAGTGCCAACGAAAGAATCCCTCCTAGCGTCCATAAGGATGCAGAGGGATTCTTTATTATCCGCGAGTGATGCAATGATGCTCAGTGACTATCCTTTGCCATCGGGCAATACGAGAGAACAATGGACACAAAGAGTCCTTATATATCGACAGGCACTTAGGGATATGACGAAGACTTGTGATGTCAATGATCCAGTATATCCAACTTTATAAAGGAGGTAGAGTTATTTCATGACAACACCAATTTTCCAATATGGTCAAGAAGTAGATATAAACGGAATTATAATACAAAACGGACCTTATGGAGTCACTAGTTCTCCCAAAGTATCCATGCCAATCATCATAGAGAACTTTAGAGCACTTAAGGACGGAAACATAGTCCTCCCTATGTCGCATAGTCATGTCCGTATGGTAAGTGTTGCTACAGTTGCTAATTTAGCTATTTTGTCAGGACTGCAAGTTATTGACGGCATAACCACGGTTGATGGCGATGTTGTTTTGGTGAAGAACCAAACAAATAACATTGATAATGGTTTGTATACAGTGAGAACTGGTGAATGGCAACGGCTTCCGTTTCTTGCTTTGATGAATAGCATAGAATATGGCACTACAAATGGTGGGAATATGTTCCTCTTGATTACGCCAGATCCTATCCTTATTGATGTTACTGGTATAAATTATGACACAGGTGTATCTGGAGGGCAGGGTGTCCAGGGAATTATCGGACCTATCGGACCAATTGGACCAACTGGTTTACAAGGTCCAATCGGTGAAGGTATCCAAGGCATCCAAGGTATTCAGGGCGAGATTGGGGCAATTGGACCAGCAGGACTTATATGGCGAGGGTCATGGAATATTGCTACATCATACGTATTCGATGATTCTGTTAGTTATAATGGGGCATCCTGGTTCTGCATTGCTAATATAGTCACTGTTCCACCTACAGGAGATCCACAATCTACAACATATTGGGCGTTATTAGCTTCGCAAGGTGCAGATGGTCCTCAAGGTATTATGGGACTACAG